TGCCCACGGAGGTGTGTACGAGTTCCCCAACTTTTTAGCCCTGCAACGGGGCGCACCCCATTCCCGAAACGGGAGGTTAGTTATGCCTGGTCCAGTCCCTAATGATCCGAATGTCCGCGCGCGTAGGAACAAAGCTTCCACGCGGGCGACTCTGTCTGCCGATCATGACATCGAGACACCCCCTCTGCCTGAGGGATTCCCGTGGCACTCGTTGACTGTGCGGTGGTGGGACGATATCTGGCAGTCTGAGATGGCTCCGGAGTATGTGAACTCGGACATCAACGGCCTCTATCGGGTTGCGATGTTGTACAACGATTTTTGGTTGGCGGAGACGCATAAGGAGCGGGCTGAGATTCAGGTTCGGCTTGAGAAGGCCGATGCTGATTACGGTACGAATCCGATGGCGCGGCGGCGGCTCGAGTGGCAGATCGAAACCACTGAGGATTCGAAGGCGAAGGGGCAGAAGCGGAGGGTGGCTGATAAGCCTCCTGCGCCGCAGCCTGAGCCTGGGTCGGATCCTCGCCTCAAGCTAGTGCAGTAGTTCCGTTGTGGCGGTGTTGTCTGTTCCGCCTCTTGATCTGACTTTTCCGACGTTGGGTCCGCAGTTGGCGGAGTTCATCGAGGACCGGTGTGTGTTTGGGCGTGGCTCTCTTGAGGGTCAGCCTGCGGTGTTGGATGACGAGAAGCGTGCGCTGCTGTATCGGCTGTACGAGATTTATCCGCAGGGGCATCGGCTGGCTGGGCGGCGCCGGTTTCAACGGGCTGGTGTCGAGCTCCGTAAGGGTGTTGCGAAGACTGAGTTCGCTTCGTGGGTTGTGTTCGGCGAGCTGCACCCTGAGGGGCCTGTGCGTTGCGACGGCTTCGACGCCAACGGGAATCCTGTAGGGCGGCCAGTTCGGTCGCCGTACATCCCGATGATGGCGGTCACCGAGGAGCAGGTTGAGGAACTTGCTTACGGTGTCCTGAAGTTCATCGTTGAGGCGTGCCCGGACTCGTCGATGTTCCGCATCTCGGAGAACCGGATCATTCGGTTGGGGTGGTCCGGTACACAGGCCGGTGAAGCAGTAGCGGTGTCCAACTCTCCAGGTCAACGTGACGGTGCACGTACGACGTTTCAACATTTCGATGAGCCACACCGCTTGTTTATGCCGCGGATGCGTGAAGCGCACGAAACGATGCTTCAGAACATGCCTAAACGGCCGCTCGAGGACCCGTGGACGTTCTACACGTCCACTGCGGGTCAGCCGGGACAAAACTCGATCGAGGAAGACGTCCGCGCTGAGGCTGAGGCCATCGAAAAGGGCGAGATCGACGATCCTTCACTGTTTTTCTTCGCACGCTGGGCTGGCGCCGAACATGACGACCTGTCGACCATCGAAAACCGGGTAGCTGCGGTCGCGGACGCCACGGGGCCGATCGGCGAGTGGGGCGTCGGCCAGTTTGAGCGGATCGCGAAGGATTTCGACCGCAAGGGCGTCGATAAAGCTTATTGGGAACGTGTTTGGTTGAACCGGTGGCGCAAATCCGGTTCCCAGGCGTTCGACATGACGAAGGTCGAGGATCTTCTCGTCGATGAGGGGATCCCAGAGGGCGCGTTCGTCACCGCAGGGTTTGACGGTGCACGTTTCCGGGATGCCACGGCGTTGGTGATCACAGAGATAGCGACCGGCCGGCAGGAACTGCTGGGGTGTTGGGAACGCCCCGAGAACGTCGAGGAGTGGGAAGTCCCCGAAGATGAGGTGTCTGCGCAGGTCGCGGACATGATGACTCGGTACGACGTGTGGCAGATGTATTGCGACCCACCGTACTGGGAGGCCACCGTCGCTAGTTGGGCTGCTCAGTATCCGGATCGGGTCATTGAGTGGTTCACGCAGCGGAAGACCCCGATGGCGTACGCGGCGCGGGCTTACGCATCGTCGGCTGTTGATTCGTCTGAGGTGACGTTCAGTGCGAACCCGTGGCGGGACACCTTTATCCGACACATGGGGCATGCCGGCAGACGGCAGCTGACGCTCTTGGATGACCATGGTCAACCACTGTGGGTGATGCAGAAGCAGGATGGCCGCCTCGAGGACAAGTTCGATGCCGCGATGGCCGGATGCCTGTCCTGGACTGCTTGTTTGGACGCTAGACGGTCGGGCGCAAAGCCGCGGCCGAAGACTTGGATGCCGAGACGCATCTACTAAACTGAAGGGAGTCCTGTGGCGCAATCTCCAGCCGAATGGCTCCCCATTCTGGCCAAGCGCATGGATTACGACATGCCCCGCATCCGGCTTTTAGGCCGGTACACGTGTGGTGACGCGCCCCTTCCTGAGGGTGGGAAGAATGTGAAGGCGTCGTGGGAGCGGTTTCAGCGTGAGGCGCGCACCAACTGGGGTTTGATGGTGTGCGAGGCGGTCGCGGACCGTGTCGTCCCCAACGGTGTGACTGTCGGCGGTTCGGCTGATTCGGAGAGCGCGAAGCAGGCGCAGCGGATTTGGCGGGATAACCGCATGGACACTGTGTTCAAGGATTGGCTGCGGTTCGGGCTGAACTTCTCGCAGTCGTTCCTCACTGTGTGGCAGGGCGACAACAAGAAGGCCGTGATCACCGCTGATTCGCCTGAGACGATGGGTGTGTCGACGGATCCGTTGCAGCCGTGGCGTGTCCGTGCTGCGATGCGCATTTACCGCGACTTGGACGCTGAGAAGGACTTTGCCCACGTGTGGTGCGATGGGTATCGGCAGAAGTTTCAGCGTGACTGCTACACCGTCAACCAGGGCACCCGGAAGCGTTTGGTGCGCCTCGTATCGGGTGATTGGCAGCCCGTAGGGTCTGCTGCGGAGACTGGAAAGCCGCCGCCCGTTGTGGTGTACAACAACCCGGGTGGTTTCGGCGAGTTCGAACCTCACATTGACGTCATCAATCGCATCAACAAGGGCGTCTTGGATCGTTTGACGATCACGGCCATGCAGGCTTACCGGCAGCGTGCGTTGAAGTCCGAAAAAGAGGGCGGCGGTCTGCCGAATAAGGACGCTGAAGGCAACGACATCGATTGGGCAAAACTGTTCGAGCCTTGTCCTGGCGCGTTGTGGGATCTGCCGCCCGGGATTGATATTTGGGAGTCGCAGCCCACCGACATCCGTCCTCTCTTGGATGCTTCACGGGATGACATCCGTCAGTTGTCGTCGTCCACTCGAACCCCTCTGCCGATGTTGATGCCCGACAATGCCAATCAGTCCGCGGCCGGCGCTGTCGCCACGGACGCAGGGCATTTGTCGAAGTGTGAAGACCGCATGGGCGAAGCCCGCGTCGGTATCGCCGGGTGTCTGGTGCAGGCGTTGGCTACCGAGAATGTCGTGCTGGCTGATGATGAGACGCTCGAAGTCACCTTCGAGACAGTCGCCACCGTGTCTTTGGCCGAGAAGTACGCCGCTGCGGCGCAGGCCAAAGCGGCGGGCATCCCGACGAAGTCGATTCTCCGGAACGTTCTGGGTTGGTCTCCTGAGCAGGTGTCGCAGGCCGATCTGGACATGGCAGACGAGGCCCTGACAGCGGCCGCGTTCGCCCCACCGACGCCGCCGACGAAGCCGCCGACGAAGCCGCAGCCGAAGCCAAGTGGCCCAGCAGCAGCCTGATTTCAGCGCGTACGAAGCCGCCGTGGCTGAAGTTCGCGCGCAAATGGTCGCCTACTCCGCTTCTGTGTGGGCGCAGGGCGACTTCACTGATTTGGGTATGTCGCGGCTGGTTCGGTTCATGGTCCCGAAAGTCCGCGCCGGGCAGATGCGGGTAGCGAACCTGACCTCCGCGTACTTCGGTCGGGCTACCGACAGTCGACCGATTCCGGTGTCTGAGACGGTCACCCAAGGCCGAGGTGTCGACCCTGCCCGGGTGTATGAACGGCCGATCGTCACGACGAGAACCGAAGTGTCCAAGGGCAAAACAGTTCCGGATGCGATCGCGGCCGGCGGGCGACGGTTGGAAAGCCTCGTCACGACGGACCTGCAGATGGCGAAGGTACGTCAAGCTGACGTGTCCCTCGCTGCCGCAGGACGAACCTACTACCGCCGGGTACCGAAGGGCTCCCACACCTGCGCGAAGTGCCTCATAGCGTCCACGAGGCGGTACAGCGTCGGGCACCTAGCCCCCATTCATCCGGGGTGTGACTGTGGTGTCGACGTCATCCCGGCCGGCTTGGACCTCGACGAGGTCATCAGCCCGGGGCTGCTCGAGGCGACGCACGAAAAGGTCAAGGAGTTCACCGGAATCGCTGATCGTAGCGGTACCGCCATCGACTACCGGCACCTGCTGATTGAGCACCACCACGGTGAGCTCGGCAACGTCCTCGGTTGGCGAGACGAGCACTTCCTCGGTCCGTCTGAGATCCCCGCCGTCCAACTGGACGCCTAAATTCTTCCCCCACTCCTGGGGGCTTGGCCTGTAACGGGCCGAAATCCATTGCGAAACGCAAGGAGCACCATGACTGAGACAACCCCCACGCCGAACACCATGCCCGGCGCCACACCTGCAACCCCGGAAGCCCCGGCCGCTTCAGAAGGTTCACGTACCCCGGAAAAGACACCGTCGCAGGCTGAAAGGCCTGCAGAGTCTTCCGAGGAGAAGGCCGAACTGGAGAGCCTCAGGGCGTTCCGCAAGGAAGCGCAGAAGTGGGAGCAACGGGCTAAATCAAACTTCGACGACGCTGAGCGTTGGCGCCAACTGTCCAAAACGGTTGGTGGTGAAGCGAAGGACTTCGATCCGAAGTCTGCTTTCGATGCACTGAACGCCAAGGTTGAAGCTGCGGAAGCGGCGCGTGTCCGGTCTGAGGTGGCCCGCACTGAGGATGTCGATCCCGACATCATCATCGGTTCCACTGAAGAGCAGATGCGTGAATCCGCCCTGCGTTTCAAGGCGCAAGTCGAAGCGGCGATTGAGAAGGCGATGAAGGGCCGCGCCTCTGCGGCAGCACCTGCATCTGAGGTGACTTCCAACGGGAAGGTCGCTGGCCCCGGCCAGATCACGTCTCAGGACGAACTCAAATCCATGTCCCCAGCCGACAGGATGGCCGCCTACAAGGACGGTCGCCTGGACGGGCTGATGGGCAAAAACTAGCTTTCAGAAAGGAATAGCTCATGGCTATCACCAATTTCATTCCCGCACTGTGGAGCGCTGCTCTGCTGGAGCGGTGGACCTCGGAGAACGTTTTCGCCGCACTGGTTGACCGTCGCTACGAGGGTCTTGCCACGAAGGGCAACACCGTGCACATCACGGGCGTCGTTCCTCCGGTGGTCAAGGATTACAAGGCCAACAACCGTCTCACCACGGCTGACGCGATCTCCGATACCCGGGTCGATCTGCTGATCGATCAGGAGAAGTCCATCGACTTCTACGTCGATGACATCGACGCCGCGCAGGCCGCCGGTTCCCTCGAGGATTACACCAACGCCGGCGCCGAGGCGCTGGTTGCGGATTCGGATCTGTTCATCGCGAACAAGCTGGTTCAGGACGGCAACGTTCTGCCCTACGCTGCTCTGACGACCGGTGACGGCACGTTCAACGTGATCCGTGACGCGGTCGTGAAGATGAACCAGACCAACGTCCCCAACGCGGGTCGTGTCGCCGTGGTCAACGCCGCGTTCGCAGGCTTGCTGCAGGGCGCCGATTCGAAGCTCACCGAGTTCCAGAAGGCCGGTGACAACAACGGTCTCCGCGACGGCACCATCGGTCAGCTGCTGAACGTTCGGATCGTCATGTCGAATAACCTGCCCGAGGTCGTCTCCCCGCAGGCCGTGTTCTTCCACCCGACCGCTTACGCGTTCGTGTCGCAGATCGATGAGGTTGAAGGCCTGCGCGCCGAGAACAAGTTCGCTGACCGTGTCCGTGCGCTGCACGTGTACGGCGGCAAGGTCGTTCGCCCCGAGGGCGTCCTGGTCTACAACGAGCTGGGCACCTAAACAGTGCTCCCTCTGGCCTCTCCAGACGACGTAGCCCACGCTTTGGGTCTCGATGACGCTTCGGCGTTCGACGATGCCCAAACCAATCGGGTGGATGGTCTTTTGGTGCAGGTCAGTCGGCAGTTCCGGCGTGAGGCCGAAAGGGAATTCACGCCCGGGACGACCACAGTTCGGTTGCTTACGGTTGCCGGTCGGGTCCGCCTGTCCGAGCCGATTTCTGAGGTGGTGACGGTCGCCGCCCGCGACTGCTACGGCGAACCCGTAGATGTTGATCACACGTTGGATGGGCAAGAACTGCTCATCCACTACCCGGGCGGACATCTGTATCCGTCCGGGGTGGTGGCGACCGTCACTTACACCCATGAAGAGGAAGTTCCCGAAGATGTGGTCGCGGCTGTCGCTGGGATCGTTGCACGGCATCTGTCGGTAGATTCCGCGGCGGCTCAGGTCGTTTCGGAGACTGCCGGCCCGTACGCCACTCGCTACGCGAACTGGGTGTCGGACACTTCGCTTCTCACTGAGGCGGAATGCTGCACAGCCCGTTCGTATAGGCATCCGGCATCGACGATCATCATTCAGAGACCGTGAAGGCTAACTTCAGCGTCACTCACGCCCCTTACCTGGGGTCGACGTTGGCGGACGGCACCTCAGGCCCACCCCAGTACGGAACCCCCGTGACACGAAACGTGTTCGGCTGGTATCCGTCAGGTTCTCAGGTACCCGTGGGTAATGACGACGTCACCCTGCGGGTCATCAACTCGCTGATCGTTCTCGTCCCCGATGCGTCCGTCTTCAATGCGGGCGACAAGGTCACCATCCAGGCGAAAGACTATCTGGTCTCGCAGGATGTGCAGGACTTCACGACCGGTCCGTTCGGGTACAAGCCCGGCGGTCAGATCGTGGTGGAGAAGGTCAGTGGCTAACTTCAAATGGAACATTTCAGAGTTCAAACGGATCCGCAACTCTCCCGGCATGGTCGCCCTCTTGGAGGCCAAAGGCGAAGAGTGGGTGGCCGAGTTGAACGCTGAACTTCGTGAGGCGCAAGCGAAACGCCGGCAGCCCATCGAAGATGGTTACAAGTATTGGATCAGCCGCGGTACGCGCGCACGCCTGCACATCATCGCCGCAACGGCGAGAGCACAGGCCCACGAAGCCGAACACTCCAGCATCTTGCGGTTGATGAAGGTCGGTGGGACGTCGAACGTCACGAACCCCAACAAGGGCAGTAAATGATGGACGCTCTCGTAGCACCCTCAGCTAGGGATCTCACCAGAACCTACATGCTCGCCCAACTCGCCTCGCGCGGGATCACGGGCGTGTGGGAATCAGGTGTCCCCAAGAATCGTCCGGACAGGTTCTTCACCATCGAAGAGCTGAACACGGATTCACCGCACGGCATCTTCGCCGATGCGCAACTGTTGCAGATCCGCGCGTGCGACACGTTCGAGGCGCGGGCAATGTCCACCGGCAGGCTCATCAAAGGGCTGTGGCAGTTCATGCCAGCCGAGTTGATCGTTCAGTCGGTGGAACACGTGGGAGGCCCCTCCCACAGCTTGGATCCGAACGTTCCGGGTCTACATCGGTCAACGGTCATCGCGTGGGTGACCGTCATGACGGCACCCGCCTAACCCACACACCCCAATAACGGCCCACCCAAACACTTTTGGGTGGGTTTTCTCATGGAAGGAAACGCTATGGCGTTCACCGGTGATGTAAAGAACATAATCCTCCCGTCCCCGAAAGACGTAGCCGTCATCGGCGGTCTGTTCCGGGGTTCACTCGACACCCCTGCCCCCGACGAAGATTTCACCATCGACGCCGGGTTCAAGCAGCTCGGATTCGTGTCCGATGAGGGCATCGATGATGGTGAGGATCGTCCCACGAAGTCGTTCTTCGCGTGGGGTGGCGACCTCGTCGCGAAGCCGCAGGAATCGTACGATCGGACGAAGACGTTCACCCTGTACGAGTTCCTGAACCCGGAGGTCGCTAAGACCGCCTACGGCGAAGGCAACGTGACTGTCACTCCGGCCACCGCGATGACCGGTGCGCGTCTGTCGATCCTGCAGACCTCCGACGTGTTGGAGATGAAGTCCTGGGTTGTCGACGCCTACATGGTCGGCGGGAAGCACATCCTCGACTACGTTCCGCTGGGTCAGATCACGAAGCGCGACACGATGAAGACCTCTCACAAGGAGATCCTCGCGCACAAGTTGACGATGTCGATCTTCCCTGACACGTCGGGCGTGTACGTGTACACCTACACCGATGACGGCGTGCTGGACGCGTCGTGACCACTGCTCCTAAGAAGGCTGCGAAGAAGGCCGAGGCTCCTCAGGTGGAGGCGCCCGGCATCGATTGGCAGGCAGAGTATCCGGGCGAAGAAGTGTTCGTGTTCAAGGCGTCGGATGGTTCGACGGTGGGCATGAAGGCGGTGAAGCTCCTGCCGGGTGAGTTCCGGCGGATGCGGCACCTGCCGGCGTTCGAGCAGACCTACCTCATCGTTGAAAAGGCTTCAAGTCCAGCTGCGTTGGCTGTCTCCGACACGTTCGGCGACAAGGATTACGCGGCGATGATGGAAGCTTGGACCGGGTGGAATTCGACCTCGCTGGGGGAATCCTAGGCGCTCTCGGCGTCCTCAAAGATCATTGGGGAGCCGTTGAGCGCGACTTGGCCGCCGCGCACTGGTCCATGGCGGACTTCCTGGAGCAGATGCCGTTCTCTGCGTTCATTTCCTTCATCATGCATTCCCCGCCCGGCTCTTCTGTGTTCCACGAAAAGCACAAGGGTTGGACGGTCAACGACCACCTGCAGGCGCAGTCCATTGATGCGCTGAACCTGCTGGTGTGGTCAAAAACGGTTGATGCGCAAGAGAAAAACCCGAAGCACCGCCCGAAACCAATCCCGCGTCCAGGGATGGAAGCCGTCGTGGAGGAAAAGCGAAAGTCGATGACTGTCGGCGAATACCAGAAGCGTCTAGAAGAGCGAAGGGGGAAGTGATGTCCGAATACGAAGCACTCCCTCTCGAGGAGTGGCTGCCTGTTGTTGGTTGGGAAGGACTGTATGAGGTCTCCGACCAAGGACGCGTCCGCTCACTAGACCGTGTAGTGGCATTCGGGGAACGGCAACGTCAGGTGCGGGGTCGAATCCTGAAGCCGGGCCGGAGCCTTACTGGGGTGCGCTTCGTCATTCTGTCGAACAAGAAGTATGTCAATCGGACGGTTCACCAACTTGTCCTCGAGGCGTTCGTCGGTCCTCGCCCTGAGGGTATGGAGGGCTGTCACTTCAACGACGATTCGGCAGATAACCGTCTGGTGAATCTCCGGTGGGATACCCATAGCGCCAATGAGTACGACAAGGTCCGTAACGGCGGACACCACCAGGCGCTGAAGACGCACTGCCCCCGGAACCATGAGTACACGCCGGAGAACACGAAGCGGCTAGCCAACGGCGGACGCTGGTGCAAGGAATGCCACCGCGCAGATGGGCGCGCAAGGTATTGGCAAGACGTCGAAAACCAACGCGCACTTAAGCGCGAAGCGAAAAGGCGTTCACGGCAGGCGATCCGAGAGCGGGTAGCACATGCCTAGCATTGCCGAGACGTACGTTAGCGTGTTCCCCGAAACCTCGAAGATCGCTGCCGGCATCAAAGCCGCTTTCGCCGAGGTTGACGGTAAGGAAACCGGTCGCCGATTGGGTCGTGAGATCCAGCAGGGTATCGGTGAGACGAAGGTCGACCTCAAAGCTGACACTGCGAAGGCCAAGGCCGAGATTGACGAAGCAGCGCGTGACCGCACCTCCACGATTCACGTTGGTGTAGATCGCGACAGAGCTGGTCAGGCCGTCGCGCAGTTGGGGTCTCAGTTGGCGCCACAGGCGGCGCAGGCTGGCGCTCAGGTCGGGTCCGCGATGGGTGTGCCCCTCGGGGGTGCGCTTATGGCGGCTGGCGTGACTGCGTTGGCCGGTATCGCCGCAGCGGCTTCGGGTGTGGCCGGTTTGATTCCTGCAGCGTTGGGTGGTGCCGGGTTGGGGATCGGCACCCTCGTCATCGGTCTGGATGGGGTGAAGGACGCTTGGGATGCCGCGGGGAAGGCTGCGAAGGATTCGGGGTCTGATCAGGAAACGAAGACGAAAGCCGTTGCTTCGGCTACGAAGTCGTTGCGGGATGCGGTCAATGATGAGGCGCGGGCGCAGAAGGATGTTGCGAACGCCCGGAAGGATGCCCGTCAGCAGCTTGAGGATCTGAACCTTGAGTTGCGGGGCGGTGCGCTTGACGAGACTGAAGCGGTTTTGCAGGCGCAGAAGGCCCGCGAGGATCTCGCGACGGGGATGTATGAGACGTCAACAGATTATGAGTTGGCGCAGTTGCGTGTCATGCAGGCGGATCAGCGGGTCGCTGAGTCGCATCAACGCAACATTGATTTGCAGAACAACGCCAACGAGACCCGGGCGAAGGGCGTCGATGGGGCTGACAATGTTGTTGCGGCGAATGATCGGTTAGCGCAGACGCAGGACCGTGTCGCTTCGGCGCAGCAGAACGTTAACGACGCGAACAGTAAGGTGTCGGCTTCGGCGCAGGATGCTGCGGAGAAGATGGCGGCGCTGTCGCCGGCCGGGCAGGCTGTGATCAGCACGCTGCAGGGCATGATGCCGCAGTTCCAGGCGTTCAAGTTCGCCATCCAGGATTCTCTGTTGACGGGGTTGGGGCCTCAGATTCAGCAGTTGGCGACGACGTATCTTCCGCTGTTGCAGGGTGTTATGGGTTCGATGGCTTCGACGATGAACCAGGCGTTCGGGAGCCTCACTCAGCTGTTTCAGACGCCGGAGATGGTTGCGTCGATGCAGTCGATCTTCGACAACATTGGTTCTTCGTTCGCTACGTGGTCGCAGTCGATCACGCCTCTGGTGCAGGCGTTCACGAAGATCGCCGAGGTTGGGTCGACGTTCTTACCGCAGTTGGCGGATGGGGCTGTGAAGGCGGCCCAGGGGTTCGCGGACTTCATTGATTCGGCGTCGAAGTCGGGTCAGTTGCAGCAGTGGATTCAAGACGGCATTAGCACGATGAACGTGTTGTGGAGTGTCATCAAGACACTCGGGCAGGCGTTCATGGACTTGGCGCCGATCGGTTCTTCAGTGCTGGGTGCGTTGGCCTCGGTTCTGCCGACCCTACTTCCGTCTGTCGGTCCGTTGGCCACGGCGTTCGCCAACATGGTTGTCGCGTTGACACCCACGTTGACCATGATCGGCCAACTGGTCTCTGTTCTGCTGCCCCCACTGTTCCAGATGATGAACAACCTCAGCGGTGTCATCACAACCCAAACAGGTTTCTGGACCAACCTAAGCGGCGCGATCTCTCCCGTGAATGAGCTACTGGGGGGGCTGATCTCGAAGGACACAGACACCCGGAAGTTCTTCGACGGCATCAAGCAGGGCATCGAACAAATCCTGACTCCGATGCAAGCCCTCGCGCACATCATCCAGGACCTGAAAGATTTGTTCAGCGGCGGCGCGGCACAGAATAGGGCGCAGGAGTTGCTTGACGCCGCCCGTAACGGCACAACGCCCTCTACGGATGCCTCCGGAAATCAGGTGTTTCCGGGCGTGAGTGGTGGTGGTGGGTCGTTCGCACCCCCCGGCTTGCCGGGTCTGCCGACCTCTACTGGTCCGGGTGGTGTACCACTGTGGGCCGGCCCGGCGATGTCTGCCGGAGATGCACAACGCGCTCGACGCGGCACACCGGACCGTCCGGGTTGGGGGGACCCGGACCCCCGGGCGTGGCAGTGGGGCGGCCCAGCCGCCAGCGCGGCACCCTCCGGCTTCAATTGGGACGCCGTGGCGGCACCCGAGTCCGGTGGGAACTGGCAGAACAACGACACGGGGAACAACGGCCATTACGGTGGCCTCCAGTTCTCTCCCGAGACGTGGAAGGCGTTCGGCGGTCAGGAATTCGCGGCGATGCCGAACCTTGCGACCCCCGAGCAGCAGAAGATCGTCGCCGACCGCACGGCGTTCAGCGGGTATAACGGCACCCCGCCGCAGGGGTTGGGTGCCTGGGAGACGATTACCAAGGGCATGGTTCCCGGGGTCACGACGTCCTCCACGCCTGCGATGAGTGCCTACATGCCTCCCGCTGCGATGCCAACCGGCGGACAGGAATACGGCCTACCGGCAGGCACGAACACCGGCGGGTATGGCACCGGCAACAGTTCGACGTTCCCGCCGTGGGTCATGCAGATGGCCGCAGCGTTCGGCATTAAGCCGAGCACCTACTCCGGCCATCAGGAAACCGATCGCAACGAAGCTGGCTACGCCCCGAACCCGGGACACGAAAACCGTGGTATCGACTGGTCAGGGCCGGTTGAGAACATGCAGAAGTTCTCTGACTATTTGACGACTATCCCGCAGTCACTCGAGCAGGTGATCTGGAAGAACCCGAACACCGGACAGACGGACACGATCGCTGGTGGCCGTCCAGTCTCGGGCTACTACGATTCAGCCACTCTCAACGAGCACGAAAACCACGTGCACACAAGGCAGAGCGCTGCGATCCCGCTTCCCGGGCAGATGCCGGGGATTCCTACCGGTGCCGCGACTGACCCCATGTACATCGCGTTGTCGCCGAACATCCCCGCCGGCCAGCAAAAGGGCGGCAGGGGCGGCGATTCGGGTGGTGAGCAGTTGGGTCAGGACATCCTCGGCGGCATGGGCGAAATATTCGGCCTCGACGGATCAATCTTCAAGGACCCCAGCGAGTTTGGCCTCGTCAAGATCATGAAGGGTCTGATGGGGCTGAAGTTCGCTGACGGCGGCCAGGGCGGTGGAGCTGGTGGCGGTGGTGGGTTCGGCGGCGGCGGCGGTGGTGGTGGACTCGGCAGCATCCTGTCCATGGTTCCGCAAGCCTTCGGCGACCTGAAAGTTGGTTCCCCGCAGGACGCACCCGGGCAGTTCATGCCATCCAATCCAGGCGCTGGCGGGACCGGCGGTGCGGTGTTGAACCCGTTCGCACCCCCCGGTGCAGCCGGGCCGGGCAACCAGGGCGGGGCAACAGTGAACAACTTCAACAACCAAGGTAGCAACTACGGCTACTCGCAAACCGCGGTGCAGGACGCGCAGACGCAGGCGCAACTCCCCGCGGTTCGCGTCGGAACCCTCCACGGGCCGGCATCATGAGCGCGAAACTTCTGAGGTTCAACGAAGCCTACATATATCAGAACTGGGAGACCATTCCTCGGGATCTGAAGTCGGAGAAGACCCGTTGGGTCTATCTCGGGCCGGACGGTTCGCACTGGGACCTCTCCGGAAGGCATGAGGGCCGCCAGGGTGTGATCCTGAACAAGGAGTTGCAAGGGGCGTACCACCTTCCGTTCGAGCACCTGTTGACGGAGTCGGCGTATCAAATCGGCGCCACGTATGAGCGATCCAATATTGGTAAGCGGATCATCAGCATGGGTGTCATCATCGGCGGCCCCAAGTTTACCTCCCACGCCTACAGGATGATCGAGGCGAACTGGTGGAACGCCTGGCCCCACGACACCCCCGGATGGTTGGGATGCCACACAAAGTTCGGTGGATGGCGTTGGGCGCAAGTCCAGTTGGCTGAGGCCGTGAAGACATCCATGAAGGATGACCCCACCATGTACGGCAACAACATCATGCACTGGGACATCAAGGTGTTGGCGCCGAAGCCGTGGTATGCGAAACGCACCCTGGTGGAAACGTGGAAGGCGCATCCCGCCACGGTGACTGCGAACGGTTTCGATGAGGAAACCATCGCCATCGCCAACCGTGCGCATTTGCCGCAGTGGCCGATCTTCATCTACTCGGCACCGGGTCAGGCATGGGTTCAGGACGGCATGACCGAACGCATGGTTCCGCTGCCCAGGCTGGGACCTGACGACGGGTATGTCCTGGTCGATACCGACCCGGCGAATAGGACGTTGACGGGGTCGAAGGATCCGGTGGACAACATCTTCTACGACGTCATCCGCTCGAGCAGGATTCTGGACTTCTTCCTCCACGACCTCGCAGCGTTGGGTCTGCCGGTGTGGCGTCGGGCGAACGGGATCCGTTTCACCTCCCAAATACCGCCCAGGACTGTCGGCAATCTTAAAGTCCGGCACAGCGATCCGAACGGCACGGTCATCGTGATGCTGCCGCAACGTTACATCCGGCCTTCATGAGTAGTGGCATCGTTGAGCCGTCGTTTGAGTTCACCAAGAACCTCGCCGGCGTGTTCCACGACAAGGTCATTGGTGCGTTCTCCACGCCTTTGCCGTCGTCGGATCCGTTGTCGTCGTACCGGTACCTCAACTCGCGCCGGCAGGTGTTGACGGACGCCACCCGCCAAAGACCGTTGATTCGGATGCAAGACAAGAACCTCAACCAGCTCGCCACCATCGGGCAAGAGTTCTCCTGCCAGTTCGAGGAGATCGCCGCAGACAGTGGTGAAGCGACGGTGGTTATCCGGGGTGGGGATTACCTGGGGGATTTCGTTCGCAACGCAGTCCGTATCGAAGAGGACTTGCACCTGTCGATTGATCCGATCGCTACGCAGCCGTCTTGGAAGACGCGCTGGGGCGGGAAGATCACCACCATCAACGTAAAGCGTGATAGCTCAGGCATTCACACGGTTGAGTTGGTGGCGACGAGCAACAGAGAGCACCTCAAGACGACTTTGATAGCGAGTACGCCGTTCTTTCCGCCCGAGGTACAGCCAATTCGCATGTGGATGCTACCGGCCAACATTCGGACCGGGTGCTCCGTCACCCTGTTCATTCAGTTTCTCCGCCTGTACTTCCCGGCGTTGAGCATCCCGACGAACATCTTCAACCCCGCCGGCTGGATCTCCCCGTTGGGTCCGGACGCACTACTGAACTTCAATCCGTTGTCGTGGCCTTTGCAGGTGCAGTTCTGCAACCCCGTCCTGGATCAGTCCCGGACGTCGCTGCTGGCGGCGGCATGGAACAGCTTCCACGAAGCCACCGTCGACCCGCTGAAGGACGCCGGCTGCACCGCGCGGGCGTACACCTACTTCACCGACGATGTGGACAACCCGCACCCCGAGCTGGAGAAGCTCGTCGGAACAGACCTAGCGAATCTTGCACGCCCCAACCGCAACTGCGTTGTCGTCGCATTCGAAGACCACTCCGGATATGCAGGCCCGACGGGGACTGCCATTGACGGTGTGATCAACCTGTTCGCATCCACTTTGGACGACCTGATCACCACCACAGTCTTCCCGGTCGACGCCGACAACGACGGTGAAATAGACCCACTGTTCAGGAAGCTGTTCCTGGTGGCACCGGATCCGCCGTGGGCCGTGTACAGGGATGGGCAGCATTCCGGGATCATCGAGTCCGGTTATCACCAGCACAAGGGTGCTGTGAAGACCGCCATGATTTACGGGAAATCACCCAAGCTCGTTAACGATTTGCAGACGTTCGGCATTCGCTATGCGATCTCCCAAATCGCCCAAGCCGTCTTCGCATTCGGCGAGCTCCCCGCGGTTGAAGGCTTGGACAACCTATACCAGGGTCAATTTGACAATATGCTGCTAGCCGGTCAGCGGTACTCAAATCCGGTGCGCGCCTTGCTGGCTGGCGATCTGCAGTATCAGGAGCAGAACGCGAAACCGGGTGGTACTGCGTATACCCTCGCGGCCGTACTAGATCTGCGCCTTGCTGATTGGAAAAAGCGGGCCTACCGGTCATTTAAGACGTCGATCCGGAATGCGGCACCTTTCATCATCGGGGTCGACATCCTGCTCGATGACCGGGTGGGATTCGAACAGGACGGCATTTTGTATGTCGATCAGGTTTCGGCGATCAAGTACGAGTACGACCGGCAGAAGCCGATCACCTACACCGTCTCAGTCGGCGATACGTCAAAGGATGCGGACCCCTTCGCGCAGGGCATCAAGGCCCTCCAAGCTGTCGCCGCAGTGGGGTCCATGGCAATTGGGGAAGGGTGGATTTTCTGATGCCGGAGTTCAAGCCATCTCTGCAGGAACGCATCGACGCGTACAAGGCGCAGGTCGAAGACATTGAGACATCGATGATTCAACTGTTCCAGGACTTGAAGTATCCGGTCGACGCCACGAACAACGTCCTCGACATGAACCACCTGCCAGACGTTCCAACGACATTGTCCTACCACCTGATCCGCCTGGGATGGCGCAAGGACCAATCGAAGGCGCTCATCAAAGCCAGGAAGATCACGGGCGGCGGCTACTACGAGGATCTCGTCGCTTGGGTGGGCATCAACGAAGACGACGATCCGATCGTCACGAATGCAGAACCGGTTCCAGACGCATGGTCTGTGACGCCGACAGTGAACGTTATAGATGAGGAGCGGCCGGAGTGACTACACCTTTCACCCCGCAGATCGGGGATTCGGTCTATCTTGCGAGTTTGTTCGCGAACCTGCACATTCATGGGATCATCTCGGATTTGGATACGCCGGACCAGGTTTCGGCGTCCCTTGAGGTGTCGGGCGGCAACGGGCTGCTGTCCCTTGCGGCGATCATGGGGCCGATGGGGCCTCCCGGATCCAACGCGCCCCTGTTGAAGTTGCAGTTGCAGATCTTCGACGACACAGACGATCTCCCCACCAACCTCACCACCGACGCCGTGGACATCGGAAAGTATTGGATCGTCCGCGAATTCGACGGCGACGGTAACCCGATCTTCTCGCAGGCATGGATTTGGTACGGCGACCACTTCGAAGGGTTCCCGATGGGCACCCAAGGCCCAGCCGGGCCGGTGCCGATCATCACCTTCTCCATCGATCTGTTGGATCCTGATGGGGATGTCGATTCCTATGTCGTCAAAACGGGCGACGACTTCCACCCATCGCTGAAGATGTACATCAAGGCCCCGAAGGGTCCGGTGGGTCCGGCGACGAACATTGCCGACGCACCCGATGTGGATATGACGCCGCCCCCCGAGACTGGGGACACGTTGGTGTGGAATGCCACGGATTCGAAGTGGCATCCCTCCACCACGTCCGGGTTCGTCCCCAAGTTTTACACGATGCCCGAGGCGGCGTTCGCTGACGTTCCCCTCGCTGTCGGCACCACGATCCCGTTGGGGACGATGCTGATTCCGCCGCAGGAATGGGATTGTGTGCCAATCGTTCACGGGCATGTGCGGATCACGGGTGTTGAGGTGGATGCGGATCCGTTCATCGTCGGCGCAGAAGTCCGTCTGGGTGGTATGAGTGGGTCGACGGTCGCACGCGGGTTCGGCAACATCTCCACGTATGTGAATCTGATGCCGCACGCTTCTACCGCGGCGACACCGAACGATGCGATCACCCCGACCAACGGTAGGGCTGTCATTCCGGCCGGATCCACCGGTGCCGCGGCCACCCTGTACATCAATGCGTTCAATGACGGGATCGCGGGCCTGTACCACTTCGAGAAGCGCGGCGCGCAACTCTCCGTCCTGTTGGTGCCGGTCTAAATGCCAAGAGCCGGTGACGCATTTCTCACGGGGAACCTGCAGTTAACGCACGACCCGCTGGCCCGTATCGACGTTAAGACAAGCAAACCGGTCTTCGACCTGGAGGCGTTCGTCGACTCGATCAGGTCGATGATCGAGGATTACATGATCCCGATCATCAAGGATTTGACGGGCATCGATCTGTCAATCCTCATGGGGTTGTTGGAGCCGGCCTTTGCGCTGATCGAGCAAATTTCGGAAGCCCTTAACGGGATCGAGTTGGTTGCGGGTGCGGTGCTGGGGGCCATCACCGACGGCATCATGTCCTTGTTCTCGGGGTTGGGGATTGACCTGGGTTCCGTGGAGCAGTTCTTCCAGAGCTTGGCTACGATGATCATCAACGGCGGCATTGAGGTGATGGGATTCGTCAATGCCATCGTGTCGTTCATCGTTGACGCGTTGACGGGGAATGTCGGGGGCGGACTAGCCGAGTTGACGGCGTGGGCCGAGGATATCCCGATCCTCGGCGACATCGTCCACGCGATCACCGGTGTCCTGGGCGGCGGCCTACCCGACTTGACGTCATGGGCCGAGGGCATCCCCATCCTCGGTGACATTGTTCACGCGATCACCGGCATTCTGGGCGGTGACCTCGGTTCCCTGACTGGCTGGTTCACAGACCTGCTCGGCATCTTCGGAGACCCGATCGGCTTGGGCACCGGCACCGTCTCGCTAGGCGCGCTGGAAAGCATTCCACTACTCGGGCCGATCTTCGGGTTCGTGCAGCAGTTGATCGACGGGATCCTCGGTTTGATCACCGGAGGGCTGGGCACCGGCAACCCGCTAGGGTCGCTGTTCGATGTGTTCGGCGACTTCGTTAACGGCCTGTTCGGTTTCGGATCAGCAGGCTCAGGTCTGCCGATCATCGGCTCCGGCCAGGTGGCGGCTGTTCCTCAGAACTTGTTGATCAACGGCGACTTCCACGATGCTGCCGCGTTCTTATCGAGTTCGGGTATCGCCTGGGATGGGACGCAAACCCATTCAGGCACGGGCGGCTCAGCGAAGTTCACCCTCACAGGGGTAGAGAAGTCGCTGCTGTCCAACGGCATTGATGTTGTGTCGGGCGATAAACTGGATCTGGTTGCATGGGCGAAGTGGTCCGGGCTCACCGGCTCGGGACCGATTTCGTTGATGCTCAACACCTACAACTCGGCCGGCACGCTGGTCAGCACCACCACCATCGACTCTGTCGCCTCACCAGGCGCATCCGGCGGCTGGGTACAGCTTGACGGCCAGTACACCGTGCCCGCGGGTGTTGCGGAGGTTTCTGCCCGGTTCAACACGGCTGCGACGCTAACAGCGGGAACCGTGTGGTTCGATGACGCCTCCGTGAAGAAACCAAACACAGTCCCTCCCGCTGCGGTGGGTGGTCCTTTGGCGGGCGCAGGGAACCTGCTGGACGACATCACCGACCTGGTGGACACCATCGCAGGGAGCTTCGGCGGGGCGCTAACCGACATTGCAGATCGGTTGGCAGACATGCTCACCCCGGTAAGCAATCTGAACGGCAGCAACATTAACACCGGAAGCATCCTCGATGATTTCACGAACATTCCAGAGGTCATCGGCAACATCGTGACG